CCCTGACCCCCCAGCGTTCGACATATACGGGTTCAAACCCGCTTTCTTCAAATCCTCGACCGAACGCTGATACGAGGTATTCGACATCCGCTCCTGAAATGCCATCTGCTCCCTAGCCTGACGGGCCGAACCACGGTTGGCGATAATCCCGCCAACCGTGGACCCGAGACCAAGAAGAGCGGCCTCAATGAGCGCCATCAGAAACGACCCATACCAACCGGCGTGCCAAACATCGGCAGCGGCCGGGTGTGATCGGCGTTAATCAGGATGTCCGCCAAAAACTGCGCATTCAGGTCCGTCGTCAACGTCTGACCACCAGCCAAGATTCGGTTGAAAACTGGCGTGTCCACACGCACAAACGAGTCACCAAGTACCGGTGCAGAGCCAAAATCCTGCGCCGTGTGCCACTGCGAAAGCGTACCGGTCACACCCGGACGGAAACGGCCCGCGAGTTCACTGTACCGCTGGCGATACTCGCTATAACGCTCCTGAAACCCAAACGTCAAATTGTCCTCAGCGTCGACACCGTTCGCAAAAATCTCCTGGCGCGTCACGGCCTGCTCGCCAATCTGCGACAGCGACGGCCAATAGTAGTCGTACCGAGTCTGACGCAAAAATCCACGCCGAATACCCTGCCAGTAAATCTGCTCCGGACGAAGCGAAATCAGGCCGAGAATGATGCCATGCTCGGTGGCGGCATATGACGCACGCGCACGCACAACACCAGTGGCGGCTGCACCAAGATTACCAACGGTGCCCTGCCCGGTGACAGGAGCGGTCTGCGCCACCGGCGTCACGTTGACCATTCCGGAGCCTCCACCGATGTACTCCGGACGCTGCACACGATAGTCAGGGGGCCGAACACCGAAATGCGCCAGAACAAGCTCCGCATACCTGGTGCCGCCTCGTGCGTCCCTCTCCAGAAGCCGTTGGATCTGCACGGCTTGCCGAAGCTGATTGATAGACACACCGGTCGCTGCCGAAAGGTCAGCGAACACGTCAGGGAGAGTAGAACTGGCATTCAGCCTCACCGCGCCAAATGTGGTTCGCGCTTGAAGCCAGTTCACAGAACCTGACGTGTCCCAGCCGTTGAAAGGACCCTGGTTGAGCTGGGCATTGATCGCAATACCACGCACCGGTGCGGTACCTGCGATCGGCACGGTGGGCGCCGTAAACTTCTGCGTCCAGGGCAACGTCGTCGTGAAATAGTCATGGAACTTGTTCCGAGGCATCAACGAGCTAGGAGGCGCCTGACCGCCATCCGTCAACGGAACCGGGACCGAGTTCTGCAAATTTTGGTCACGGAACCACTCATTCCAGCAGAGGTAATAGCTCCTAAACGGCAACGAGTTCACTCGCACAGTCTGCCCTGCGCTCACGCCAAGCGGAACACCCAAATAATCGGCAATCGAACCGACCGGCAAATCTGCCGGACCAAAGTCGATAAACGGGTGCACGACATCAATGTTGTCGCCGGGGTTCGCCTGCTCACCCATAAACCGTTCCCAATTCTGCCACACCAAACGGTTGGGAATAGCGAAATAGAAAATATCAGCCTTCACGTTCGAAAACAACGGCACGATCGGGGTAGCCATACGAATCATAGCCGTCGTATCATACTTCAGATAATCGCCAGGAAGAAATTCGTCCCACATGAAGGGAACAACCAAACCGGCGTTCATCGTCTGCTTCCGCGTCCACGACTGAACGAACCTCGACCGCGGCACGTCAGGGCGCTCGGTCATCGCATGTTCAGAATGCGAAACGAGCTGGCGCTTCGGGAGATTGTAACTCACTTGACCGCCTCAAACTGCTTGTCCTGGGCTTCCTGCATGGCCTTCCACGCGGCGCCAGAGAACACAACGCGCGGACGACCAAATGCGGTCGCATCGATCACGGGATATCCGTCGTCCGTGTGCACTTCGCCCAGGCACACCAACTCAAAGTCTTCCGGATGCTTGTTCAACAGCGTCGCCGGATCGGCGAACCCATCGGTCATCACACGAATGACCGGCGCATCATGCGAAAACGCCATCAGACCACCAACGATCTCCTGGGCTGTCTTGTCCCACACGGCGTAAATCTGCTTCACTGTCGCGCTCTCCTTTGCTCCGCAAGTTTATGCCGAGCGAGGGCATTCGCCTCACCGGCTTTTAGCTCTTCCCGCGTGCGGAACCGCGCGTTCAGAGCCTTCTCAGCTTCTAGCTGAGCGATATCGTCGTCACTCGCCAATCGTTTCCATCCTTCGTGTAGATAGCGAGGGACGCTTGTTTCAACGCCGCCAACGACGGCAAACTTTCGCCAACTAGTCGGCCATCGGTCCCGAGCTTCACCAGCGAGCCCTTTACCGGAGCGTCCACCACGAGAAACGAGGATGAATGGCGGTTGAACGCGATACACTTCACCAGTCTCCGGGTCGACACGTTCTCTCTCGTAATACTCGCGCGCAAGCTTCTTGCTTGCATAGCCAGCGACATAAGAAATGACTTTTGGCGTAACCACATCCACGTCCACAATCCCAAACGGACGATGCACGAAACCGCCATACGCGAAGCGATCGCGCTTCTTGATTCCCCAGGCAAGCCGAATCGCTTCTTTGTCTCGATCGTGATTAAGCCCGAACAGAATCGCGTGGTAATGGGGACGCCCGAAACTGTCGCCATATTCTCCAGAAGCGAAGAAACGAATCCTGGCGCCAGTGGACTTTCGGAGCCTTTTGAGATAGCCCGAAAGATCCGACTTCCGAAGGGTAGGCGGTAAAAACTCATCACTGTACGTCAGGGTGACAAATGAGGCACACTCGTGCCGCTGGAGCTCGAGGCTTGCACGGAGCGCCCAGTGTCGGGCACGCTCCGTACGACACCCGATGCATTTACCGCAAGGAAGGCGTAGAGACCGAACGCCAACGCCGCCAGTAGGCTCGCGAAGGACAACAGAGCCACCAACGAGTCTCCACGCCCGGAGGGGGTGGAAGCAGGCCACTGTCTCACAGCCTGTAGCCACCCCGAGGGACGGCCATCATGTTCAGGCCGTGGGTCTTACTGTGACGCTTCTTGAACTTGCGGGCGCTTCGGCCCTTTGCTACCGACATCCGGCGTGCCATGTGTCCTCCTGGTTGAGGGCCGGGGGGCCACGGTGACCCCCCTAGCCCCTTAGACTGACCCCAAGGTGTCAGTCAGCACAGGTATTGTCAAGGCAACTTACCTGTGCTGGATCGGCCGGCGTGACGCCGGCCTGCTTGTGGCGCCGTTCGGCGCCACGATGAACCTTCCGACGAAGGGTCATAAGACCCTCGAGAACCGCCATACGGTCGGCCTTAAACTCAACAGACGCGTTCTTATCCAGAACGTCGTAAAGCTCGTCAAACAGCTTGTCAATCGGACGATGATCGTAGCGCATACAAACCTCCATAGCGTTAAGGGTTAGCCTACAAAAGTAAGCTAACCCTTTCGACGCTATTTGTCAAGCGTCTTTTGTAACAGTTTTTTCGTCTACCTTTTCCTTAATCCCGTCTCCGCCACCGGCAGACTCGCTACGCTCGCTAGCCGATGGCTCCACGGGATTGTCATTCAGGAACGCACCAAAGGTTGCGTACTTGCTCTGCACCTCCGGGTGCTCCTGCCAAAACTCCCACGCGGCACGATTCGCCTGTACCGCATCATGCGGGTCGAGGTCATAATCCCGCTCACCATAGAACGTCTCTCGGGCGGGCATCTGCCACGGCTCATACCGCTTCAGCAGCGTGTTCACATCACAATCAGCCGCCAACTCATGGCGGCATCGATCCTCCTTGGGATCGATAAAGGTACGGCAGCTCTCGTTTTCCTTAAGCTGCGCATCAATGTCTCCAGGGAGACGATGCATCACTTCCTCCGGGGGTTGCGCCGCGTGAAACGGCTATTGTCCTTGGTGTACATCTTGCCACGAGTGTCCGTACCACCACCACTTTCCGTCGTCTCCACACCACGACGAGCATCCAACTCACGCGAAATCGCGTTAATCAGCGATGCGGAACCGCTCAACGATGGCAACGCCCCCATCACGCGTTCCGCTATCTTAATGCCAGTGCCGATACGCTGATTCTTGAACATCGCGGCATTCGCCAACAACTCCGGCAACTGGGCACCAATCGTCTCGTTCTCCATCCTCAACCGAGACGGATAAAACTGACGAAGCGCATTCGCTTCGGTCTCTTTCCAACCAAGATTGGCGCGGAGCGACCGCGCAATCAACGACTGCACGTCGGCCATCTGATACGGAGCGGCTTCCGCCTGGGCCATGACCTTCTCGGCAGCGGCGGTATCTGCCTCTGCCTCTGCACGGCGCTTACCGGCTTCCGCAGTCGCCAACTCTTCGCGAAACATCC